CTTCTTCATCATGGCGAGTATGTTGGGGTTCGGATAGCCTATTTCCTCGGCTATCTCTTTCTGTGGCCTTCCGCACAGCGCGAGCTGCTGGTCCAGAAACTCCGCTACGGTGATCTTCGCCTTTGGTTTGCTCATGCCTTTTTCTCCGCTCAGACAAATAATGACAACGCGCCTGACTCGCATTGTGATCGCGTGACCTTCGTCACACGTCAGCAAGTATAAGCGAGTAAGTAAGTCCTTAGTGTGACTTTGTACGCTTGGCCCGGGAGCAGGCGCGTCTGAAGCGTGTCCGCAGCCATACAATGTAAGCTGCCACTTAGTTACTTGACCCAGGACAACCCGGGTCGCCACGCTGTAGTGCAGACAGTGAGCTTTCGAGACGCAAGCAAGAGCGCAGCAAGGGTCGCCACGCTGCGCAGCGGATCATTCTTTCTCGGTCGATAGACATAACAAGGGCTCCTAATGCAGATCAATCAGCGGGTGCTGGTAATGCGCGAGGCGATCACAAAGATCGTACCCATGCTTTCCGCGCAAAGCGTGGTGGTCACGCTACGCGGGATGCGCGCCTTCGTGGAGTATGACCAAGTTACGCTCAAGCCGAAGCGTGTAAATCTTCCGTACCTGCCGGATGATTGCTCGGACGAGCTGCTCGATGCCGTGCAAGGCTTCCTGGACCATGAAGTCGGTCACATTCTTTTCACGGACGAGAAGAGCATTCCTGCCTCGGTCGCGCTCGGTCGGGAAATCGACCGCATGACCAATGCCGTCGAAGACCCGTTCGTGGAGCGAAAGATGCAGGAGCGCTTTACCGGCACTGCTGCAAACCTTGCTCATACGCACGCCTTTTTCCTCAACCGCATGATTGCGCCCCAGGTGCAGCAGGCGGTCGATTCGGGCGACAAGAAGATGCTCGCCGCGGTGCTGATGACGCCGGCGATCCGCGCGCTCGCCGGGCAGGGCGACTACATCAATTTCATGAAGGGCTTCCCGGGCCACCTGGAGAAGCTGCGCGCCGTGCTGGGCGAGGACGTGTGCGCCGAGATCCCGCGGGTGCAGTCGAGCTGGGATTGCATCGAGCTTGCCAAGAAGATCGTCCAGCGCATGAAGGACGCGGAACCGCCGCCTCCCCCGCCTGCGCCCCCGCAGCCGCCCGAGTCCGACGATTCGGACGCCGACCGGGGCGAAGAGCAGGACCCGGGCCAGGACGGTGAAAACGGGGACCAGCAGGAGCAGCCCCAGGACGCCGACCAGGACCCCGAGGACGAAGAGGGCCAGGGCGGCGAATCCGAGCCCCAGGACGAGGACGACGCCGAAGAGCAGGAGGGCGAGGGCCCGGGCGAACCCGAGGACGACGCCGAAGAGCAGGAGGGCGAGCAGGACCCCGAGGACGCCGAAGGGGAGGGCGAGGGCCAGGGCAGCCCGGACGAAGAGGGCGGGCAAGAGCCCGACGCCGGGGAGTCCGACGCCGAGGGCGACGAAGGTCAGGGCGAGCCGCAAGCGGACGGGGAAGACGACGCCGAAGAGGGCGACGAGCAGGGCGGGCAGGGCCAGGGCGAAGAGGGCGACGAACAGGACGACCCCGACGCCACGGGCGAGGACCAGGCGGGCGAGGGCGACGGGGCGAGCAGCGCCAGCGACGCGGGCGAGCCCGGGGAGGACGCCGGGGAAGCCCAGGGTGACGCCCAGGGCGAGCAATCCGAAGAGGACGCCGACGCGGGCGAGGGCGAGCCCGACACCGGCAACCTGCGCCCGGACATGAACGGCGAGTTCCGGGCGGACCTGCAAGCCGCGCTCGCGGACATGCAGGACTTCGATGAAGCGCTCGCGCAAGCCTTGACCGAGCGCGCCACGCAGGAAGCGAAGACCAGCGAGTACCTGGTGTTCAGCCGCGATGACGACCTGATCGAACCGCTGCCGGTGACGGAAGACGGAGTGCGCAAGATTCCCGCCATGCAGGACACCATGGACGGGATGCTGGGCCTGCTGCAGAAGGACCTGGAGCGGGCGATCGCCGCGCGCAGCGCCGCGGTGTGGACGGGCGGTTTCCGCAGCGGGCGCCTGGACGGGGCGAGCCTGGTGCGACTGAAGTTCGGGCAGGACAACGTGTTCGCCAGGAAGCAGGAGAACAAGACCAAGGACGTGGCGGTCGAGGTCGTGCTGGACCTGTCAGGCTCCATGACCACCCGCAACAAGCTGCTGACCGCGTGCTACAGCGCCTACGCGATCAGCTCGGTGCTGGAGCGGCTGCAGATCAAGCACGAAGTCATCGGGTTCACCACGCGGCCCATGAGCCCGGAGGTCACCGCGGAGCTGCAGGCGGACCCGAAGATGAACGACTACGCCCGCTTCGAGGCCCTGTACCTGCCGATCTTCAAGGGCTGGGACGAGCGCCTGGGCACGGAGCAGAAGGCGCGCTTCGCGCAGGTGCCGACCATGCGCGAGCTGTGCATGGACAACGTGGACGGCGAATCGGTGCAGATCGCAGCCCGGCGCCTCGCGCTGCGCAAGGAAGCGCGCAAGGTGCTCATGGTGCTGTCGGATGGGCAACCGGCGGTCGTCGGCTACGGGGACGTGAACCTGCACCTGCGTACCGTGGTGCAGGATATTGAGCGCAGCGGGATCGACGTGGTGGGCATCGGCATCTGCGACCAGTCGGTGCGCCAGTTCTACAAGCGTGCCGTGGTCATGAACAACGTCACGGATCTGCCGAAGACGGTGATGCAAGAGCTTAAAGCCATGCTCATGAAGTGAGCCGGGCGGGCCCCAGGCGCTATACTGAAGTAAGTAAGCAATGCCTTATCAGATCACGCCTGGGGCTGACCTTCAAAGTCTTACCTGTTGCGGGACACAGCCCCGCGTTTTCTGAGGGAAACCATGACCATAGCCTGCGCAATCTGCGGTGAAGCCATCCACTCGGTCCAGGTCCATCTGACCAAGGCCCACCCGGGCATGACGCTCCAGGACTACCAGGCGACCTACCCCGGTCAGCCCGTGCTGTCGCAGGCTGCCATCGAGCACCTGCGTGCCAAGGGCGTCCAAGCCCCGGGCGTCACGCCGGCGACCCCCACCGCAGCCGCCCCTGCAACGCCACACACCATGTCCGTCACCGTCACCAAGAAGGCCCTGCACGAGCTGTTCGCGCTGCCCGACAGCACCGCCGTGCGCAACGGGCGCGGCGACCCGATCCCCGTCTCGGTCCTGTCCAACCTGGGCGAGTTCGCCATGTACGTGCCCGAGGTGGACGAGGGCCACGTCTGGGAGATCGAGAACCTGAAGAACATGCTGCTCGCCGTGGAGACGGACATTCCGCTGTACGTATGGGGCCACAAGGGCACGGGCAAGACCACCGCGCTGGAGCAGGTCGCCGCGCGCACCGGGCGCCCGGTGCTGCGCATCCAGCACACCATCAACACGGAAGAGAGCCACATCGTCGGGCAGTGGACGGTGAAGGACGGCGAAACCGTGTTCGAGCTGGGGCCGCTCCCGCTGGCGATGAAGTACGGGTGGGTGTACCTTGCCGACGAGTATGACTTCGCGCTCGCCTCGGTGCTGTCGGTGTACCAGCCCGTGCTGGAGGGCAAGGCGCTCATCATCAAGCAAGCGGACGCGCAGAACCGCGTCATCAAGCCGCACCCCAACTTCCGGTTTTGGGCGACCGGGAACACCAACGGCACGGGCGACGAGTCGGGCCTGTACCAGGGGACCTCGGTGCAAAACGCCGCGAACTACGACCGTTTCGGCATGGTGATCGAGGCGCAGTACATGCCTCCCGCGCAGGAGGCGATCATCATTCGCAACCGCACCGGGATCAGCGTCAAGGAAGCCGAGAAGCTGGTGAGCCTTGCCACCGCGATCCGCCGCGAGTTCGCAGCCGGCAAGCTCGGGGATACGGTTTCCACCCGGGCCCTGGTCAACGCCGCGAAGATCGGGCTCAAGCGCGGGAACATGCGCCTGGGTGTGCAGCTGGCCTACAGCAACAAGCTCTCGCGCGTGGACAAGACCGTGGTGGACGGCGTGGCGCAGCGCGAGCTGGGCTGAGTTTTCCCCATGGGTAACAAGCCGCTCACCGACCGGGGCTGCCTGGGCATGCCCTCGGTGTTCAACCGGATCAGCAAGGCCTGCCAGGAGTGCTGTGCGCGCGAGCAGTGCCGCGAGCTCGGGCTGGCTTCGCTGCTGCGGGCCCGGGAGCGCATCGACGTGGAAGAGCTGATCCAGGAGCTGCGCCGGGGCTTTGCCACCTCGCTGCCGCTGGGGGAGCTGACCGAGCAGCAGCAGCAGCGCATCCAGGACGCGCCCGCGAAGCTGCAAACCCGCCTGCGCACGCTGCTGGAAAAGGGTTTCGAGCAGACGGCGCGCGAGTGCTTCGCGCAGGGCGAGAACCCTTTCAAGACCGTCAAGAATCTTCACGTCGCTGGCGAGCTGCTGCTCGCGGGCGGCTTTGACCGCACCCAGCTGCGCGAGGAACTGATGGCCCGCTACGGGTGGGCCCTGTCCAATGCCTACAGCGAGGTCAGCAACGCGATCGCGCTGCTGCGCGGGCTGGCGCTGGTGGTCGAGCGCGACGGGTGCTTCACCCTCGCGCCAAGCCCCTGAACCCAACATCCAACCATGAACTTTGAGCACGCCCTGAGCTGCAGAAGCGACTTTTCCATTGGGGAGAGCAGCCTGCAGACGCCCGCGATCGTCACCCGCGCCAAGGAGCTGGGCTACAAGTCCGTCGCCCTGGTGGATTCCATGAGCGTGTCGGGCCTGCCCGACCTGGCGAGCGCAGCGAAGAAAGCGGGCGTCAAGCCGATCATCGGTTGCACGCTGCGCGTGTACGACAACCCGCTGGACAAGAGCGCCAAGACCAAATCGGGCGGCGCGATGCACACCCTCAAGGTGTACGTGCACAACGAGGACGGGCTGCGCCAGCTGTACCGCGCGCTGTCGCTGGCCAACGACCCGGAGCACTTTTACTACAAGAGCCGCCTGGGCTTTCAGGAGGTCCTGCAGATCTTCCGCCCCGGCGACGTGAGCGTGTCCACCGGCGACTTCCACTGCATCTTCCACCACCCGGACTACCGCGCCCGGTGCATGGACCTGGCGCAGCACTTCGGGACCCTGTGGGTCGAGATCGTGCCGGTCAACACGCCGCTGTTCGACACCCTGAATCTTCGCGCCTGCGAAGTGCTCACCACGCCGAACACCAAGGCGCTGCTGACCTACCCGGTGCTGTACCCCGAGGGGCAAGCCGACAGCGCGGACGTGCTGCGCGCGATCACGTCCAACAACCAGATGACGGACGCGTGGCTGCAGATTCCCTACGTGCGCGACTTCGAGCTGCGCGAGCCGGCGATGCTGCTCACGCGCAGCAAGGCGGTGCTCGCCCGGGGCGACGTGCCCGCCTACTACGTCAAGGAAGCGATCCGCAACATCGGTGCGTTTGCCGACCAGCCCTGGTATGCCTTCGAGAAGAAGGCGCCCTCGCTGCCCAGGATGGCGGACGACGAGTTCGCCACGCTGGTGCAGCAGTGCAAGGCGGGCTGGGCCCGACGCTTCGCTGCCCCGGTGCTGGGCCATGTCCCCGCTGCCGCGGAGCTGATGGAGCGCTACAAGCCGCGCCTGGCCTACGAGCTGGGCGTGCTGCGCGACATGGGCTTTTCCGGCTACTTCCTGCTGGTGCAGGAGATCGTCGCGTGGAGCAAGAGCCAGCAGATCATGGTGGGCCCGGGCCGGGGCTCCGTGGGCGGAAGCCTGGTGGCGTACCTGATGGGGATCACGGACGTGGACCCGTTGCGCTTCGATCTGCTGTTCGAGCGCTTCATCAACCCCGAGCGCCAGGATCTTCCCGACGCCGACCTGGACTTCATGAGCACGCGGCGCCAGGAGGTCATCGAGCACATCGAGCAGACCTACGGGGCCGACCACGTAGCGGGCATCAGCAACTACTCCACCCTGGGGGCCGCGAGCGCGATGCGCGACGTGTCCCGGGTGTTCGGGCTGGAGCTGCACGAGTACGCCGCATCGAAGCAGGTGGAGAAGGAGCACGGCGTCTCCGCGAGCCTGGAGCAGAGCGCGCAGACGGTGCCGGACCTGGCGAAGTTCCGCGACCGTCACCCGAACGTGTGGAAGCATGCGGTGGCGCTGGAGGGCTGCATGCGCAACCTGGGCCGCCACGCTGCGGGCGTGGTGGTTGCGGGCGAACCCGTGGTGCACCGCGCCGTGGTCGAGACGCGCTCCGGGGGCCGGGTCACGAATTGGGACAAGCGCACGGTGGAGGACTGGGGCCTCATCAAGATGGACGTGCTGGGCCTGTCCACGCTGGACACGCTGTACCTGTGCCAGCAGTACGTGAAGGAGCGCCACCACAAGAACCTGGACTTCCTGCGCCTGCCCCTGGACAACGAGCAGGTGCTGCGGGCCTTCGGGCGCGGCGAGACGGTGGGCGTGTTCCAGTACGAAAGCTCGGGCATGCGCAAGCTGCTGATGGAGCTGGCGCAGGGCGGCACGCTCACCTTTGACGATCTGGTTGCAGTGACCGCGCTGTTCCGTCCGGGCCCGCTGGACGCGGGCCTGTGCGACGAGTACGTGCAGATCCGCACGGGCCAGAAGAGCCCGTACTACGGGCACCCCAACATGGAAGCGGCGCTCGCGCCCACGCTGGGCGTCATCATCTACCAAGAGCAGGTGATGCAGATCTGCCGCGACGTGGCGGGCTTCACCATGGCCGAGTCGGATCACGTCCGCAAGGCCATGGGCAAGAAGGACCGCGAGAAGATGGCGTCCTACCGCGAGCAGTTCGTCGCGGGCGCACAGTCCGTCAGCGGCATGGGCGAGTACCAGGCGGGCTCGCTGTGGGACCAGATCGAGGTGTTCGCGGGCTACGCCTTCAACAAGTCGCACTCGGTCGAGTACGCCATCATCAGCTGGTGGGCGATGTGGGCCAAGGTCATGTATCCCGCGGAGTTCTACGCCGCGAGCATGTCGGTGGTGGACGATGACAGCAAGCTCGCCTCGCTGGTGCTCGATGCCAAGCGCGTGGGCATCGAGGTGCTGCCGCCTGACATCAACGCCTCGTCCGACCGCATCGAGATCCGCGGCGAGCGCGAGCTGCTCGCGCCCTTCCAGGCGGTCAAGGGCGTCTCGGTCAAGAGCGCCGCCGCGATCCTGCAGCTGCGCCAGCTCGCGGGCGGGAAGTTCACGGGGCTGGCCCACCTGGAAGCGCTGGTCGCGGCGCACAAGATGGGCACGGGCTGCAACAAGACGCACCGCGAGCGCTTGCAGCTGGTGGGCGCCTTCCACACCGTCGAGGGCGGGCTGCCGCCGCTGCACCCGGAGCGCCTGAAGGACCGTCTGGAGCTGATGCCCGGGTTCACCGTGGACGTGGTGAAAGCCGACCGCAAGATCCACAACGACGCGCCGGTGGTCACGAGCCTCATTCGCATCATGAGCGACGCGAAGGCGTGCGACAGCTGCAGCCTGAAGAACCAGCCCCACGTCGATCCGCGCATGGGCCGCACCCCGCGCTTCATGGCGGTCTTCGATGCCCCGAGCTGGCAGGAGGAAAAGGCCGGCAAGATGCTCGAAGGGGAGAGCGCCGACTACTTCAAGGCTGCGCTCAAGGACGCGGGGCTTTCGCCCAACGACGGGTACTACACCGCGCTGGTCAAAGCGAGCAAGCCTAAAGGGGCCAAGACGCTGACCACGGAGCAGGTCAACGGGTGCACCGGGTTCCTGCAGCGCGAGATCGACACGCTCAAGCCTCCGGTGATCGTGGCGATGGGCAGCGCGGCGATCAAGCACTTCATGCCCAACTACAAGGGCAACCCCAACGACCTCATCGGCAAGGTGGTGTTCGACCCCAGGCGGGACGCCTCGATCGTGCTGGGGCTCAACCCGGGCCAGGTCTATCACGACGCATCCAAGATCGTGCTGCTGCAAGCGGTTGCCGCTCGCATCGCCGATCTGGTGCTGTGACCATTCAATCCTCAACCAAGGAGATTCACGCATGAGCGACGAATCCACGGGCTCGCTGGGCATCAAAGCCTACGTGGACCCGCAGCAGCTCGCCCGCGACGTGGCGATCGACCCCACGGACATTGACGGCGCGGTGCTCAAGCACGCGGGCCTGTTCGTGCACTACGCGATGCAAGCCGCGCTTGCGCGCCAGCAGGCGGACAACATCAAGACGGTGGCGAAAGCGCTGGAAGCCAAGCTCTACAAGCTGCACCGCGACAACCTGACCGCGGACGCCAAGAAGACGACCGAGAAGCAGATCGAATCGGAAGTCATGATGGACGAGCGCTACATGAAGATCCAGCGCCGTCTGTCGGAAGCCGAAGCGCAAGCCGCGCTGGCCGAAGCCGCGCGCGAAGCCTTCCGCCACCGCAAGGACATGCTGGTGCAGCGCAGCGTGGACACGCGCGTGGAGCGCCAGGGCGAGCTTCGCATCATGGCCGCGAAGGAAGCCGAACAAGCACAGCAGCAGGCCAAGCAAGGCATGATGCAAACAATTGCCGCTCGGGCTTCAGCGGGCGCTGGCACGTAAGTAAGTGCTGAGTTATACTGCGTGCGCTGCCATACGGTTCGCCAGAAGCAGCAACGCACACTGAAGATCCACAAACCACTGACTAGCAACTAGCAAACTAGCTGACTAAACAACCATGAGCAACGCACTTCTCGCCATGATCGCAGCGCGCAAAGCCGCTGTGTCGCGCATCAAGACCATCAAGCCCGCTGCCGGGCGCTCGCGCTACCGCATCCTGCCCAGCTGGCGCGTGCTGGCGAACGCCCCCGCGCACCTGTCGCGCGATTCCGTCGCGGGCATGCCCAGCGAAGCGGAGCAGTGGGCCAGCGAGTTCTTCCGTGAATTCGGTCAGCACTTCCTGAAGAACGCCGCGGGCGAGATCAAGGCGGTGACGATCTGCAGCGACAAGACCTTCGGCACGCCCTGCTCGGTGTGCTCGGAGCTGGAGCGCGCCATCGAGCAGTCGGTGGACGACGCGCAGGTCAAGCGCCTGAAGGACGCCCAATCGACGGGCCGCATCCTGATGAACGTGCTGCACCTGGATGGTCCCACCCCGGGCCAGGTGCAGATCCTGGAGTGCCCGCCGTCCGTCCTGTACGGCAAGAAGGGCGTGGGCGGTCTGGTGAGCGCCTTCGCGGACTGGCCCAACCTGCTGGACCTCACCAATGGTGCCGATGTCATCATTGAGCGTCAGGGCACGGGCCTGCTGACCGAGTACGGCGTCTCGGTGGTGCCCTCGCAGACCAAGGTCGGCCCGGAGCACCTGGCGAAGCTGCAGGACCTGGATGCCTTCGTGAAGATCCAGCCCGATGCGCTGCAGCGCGCGATCGCCGCCACCAGCGCGGTGACGGGCCTGCTGCCCGCGCCCACCGCGACGCTCGCGGGTGCCGCCGCGGCCGCCTTCGCTGCTGCTCCCGCTGCAGCGCCTGCGACCGAGACGATCCTCGGGGACATTCCCGACTTCCCCGCCGCCGCAGCCCCCGCTGCGCCCGCGCCGGCCCCGGTGCAAGCCCCCGCGCCGGTTGCTGCCCCCGCGCCCGCCGCTGCAGCCCCCGCTGCGCCCAGCGCCAGCGAGGATGACCTGGAAGAGCTGCTGAAGGGCCTGTAAGCCCCCTCGCACCCAGCAGCAAGGGCGGGGCCACGCGCCCCGCCTTTTTCTTTCAGGGAACCCCAATGCTTCACATCGTTGACGGCAACGCCCTGGGCAACGCCTTCCACAAGGCGACCAAGCTCACCAAGGGCTCGATGCAGACGCAGGCGATCTACGGCTTCATCCGTTCCATGCGCGAGATCCGCGCCAAGGACGGCGGGGCCGCGGTCGTGCTGTGGGACGGCACGGCCAAGCACCGCTTCGCGCTGCTGCCCACGTACAAGGTCAGCCGCGAAAAGCGGCTGGAGGACCCCAAGGAGCTTGCCGACAAGCAGGCTTACCGGGCCCAGCTGCCCGTGATCCACAAGATCGTGCAGCTCGCCGGCATCAAGCAGCTCACGCACCCGGACTTCGAGGCCGACGACCTGGCGGGCTTCCTGTGCAAGCACATGGCGGGCAAGCGCAAGCGCCTGGTCACGGGCGACAGCGACTGGTGGCAGCTCATCGACGCCGACACCGACTGGTACGACCCGCGCAAGGACGGGCGCCTGGTCACGCTCGAAACCTTCCACCGGGAAAGCGGGTACTTCACCCCGCTGGAGTACCTGCAGGGCAAGGCGCTGGTCGGCGACCCCACCGACGACATTCCGCCCGTGGGCGGGATCGGTGCGAAGGGCGCCCCGCTGTTCCTCGCGGAGCACCGCAGCGTCGAAGCCTTCTTCGACAAGGTGCGCGGCGGGTGGCAACCCAAGGGCAAGCGGCTGCAGGAATTCGCTGCAGCGGGCCGGCCCTTTTGGGACCGCAACATGAAGCTCATGGACCTGCGCGACCCGGCGATCAACGTCAAGGACGTGCTCGTGACGCCGCCCGGGTACAGCCGGGAGGGCTTGCGGACACTGTGCGAGCGCTTGGGGTTCCTGTCCCTCACGCGTCAATTCGATACCTGGGTGCGGCCCTTCGAGCGCACCAACTGAAGAAAGACACCATGGACGCCACACAACTGGCAAACGACATTGCCAAGCTCTTCGGGAGCGACAACGATCCGCAGACCGTGCTCGACTGGCTCGACACGGGCTACCCGCCGCTCAACGAGCTGCTGTCCGGCGACCCGCGCAAGGGTGTGCCGTATGGCCGCATCATGGAGATCTTCGGGCCGCCCAGCGCGGGCAAGACCTGGCTCGCATCGCAAATCATGATCGCCGCGCAGCAGGCGGGCGGGTGCGCGATGTTCATGGACCACGAGTACGCCTACGACGTGAGCCTGTCCGTGCGCGGCGGGCTGTCCACGCAGTCGCCCTACTGGCTCTACGACCGCCCGGAAACCTGGGAGGAAAGCCACGTCAAGGCGATGCGCGCGGTGAAGATGATCCGCGACTCGGGCGTGATCGCGCCCAAGGCGCCCATTGTGATCGTCATGGATTCCGTCGCCGCGATGATCCCGAAGTCGATGCTCTACGACAACAAGGGCAAGCGCCGGGAGATTGACGAGATGACGATGAACGACACCACCGCCCTGGCGCGCGTGTCGTCCACCACGCTCAAGGTCATCAACAAGCTCACCGCCGAGCTGAACTGCACGCTGATCTACCTGAACCAGATCCGCACCAAGATCGGCGTGGTGTACGGCGACCCGACCACCACCCCGGGCGGTTCCTCGTTCGAGTTCTACGCCTCCATCCGTCTCGCGCTGGGCCGCAAGCTCATCAAGGAGGCGGGCGACGACGGCAAGGAAGTCACGGGCCAGCTCATCGGCATCACCACCAAGAAGAACAAGCTCACGCGGCCCTTCCAGGAGATCGACGTGCTGCTGACCTTCCCGGACGAGGGCGGTGCCGCGTTCGACCGCGAGACGGGCATCATTTCCGCGCTGGTGGCAAAGGGCAAGATCCCCTACAGCAAGCCCTACCTGCTGTGGGAAGGCAAGAAGCTCTACCTGAGCCAGCTTGCGAAGAAGGCGAAGGAAGAGGGCCTGTACCCGCAGCTGGTGGACCTGTACCTCAACGACGCCACCGCAGCGGTTGCCGCCTGACATGCGCAAGCTCTACCCGGTTTGCTTCCTGTCCTTCGCGGACGAGCGCGGGTTGGCGCTGCCCCGGTGGAACACGATCCGCCTGGGTGGCACCTGGGGCAAGCGTCTCGCCAAGGGCAACCGTGTGCTGCTGGCGCACAAGCATCAGATCGTGGGCAGCGCCCACGTCATCGAGACGCATGTGGGCCGCGTTCATGAAATGCTGGCGCTGCACGGGCACTCGAACCACATCGAGCTTGCCATGGCCGCCGAGGACCCCGCGGGCTACGACCCGCGCCTCGCGCACGAGCGCCGCTTTGCTTCCATGCAGCGCAACTACGGGCCGCACAAGGCGCACGACAACGTGCTCATTTCCGTGATCTACCTGCGACGACGATGACGCCAGCATGCAGTGCGGACACTGCAGCATCAGAAAGGAATGGATGATTCTGCAATCCGCATTGATATGTTTAGCCAGCAACGTGTTTTTCGAGAGCCGCGGGGAGCCGATCCCCGGGCAGTACGCCGTCGCGCAGGTCACCATGCGCCGGGCCGGCAACGACCCGGGCAAGGTGTGCCAGGTGGTGCACGAGCGCGGGCAGTTCTCATGGACGACGCGCAAGCGAAGCGCACCGCAGGCGCTGGACCCCGACGCCTGGACCAGCTCCATCAAGATCGCACGCGTTGTGCTCAGTGGCTCGATGCCCACGGATTTCAGCCGTGGGGCCACTCACTACCACGCCGTCACCGTCCGCCCAACATGGGCCCGCTACATGGTTCGCACCGTGCAGCTCCATCGCCACGTTTTTCTACAGGGGAGTAAGTAACTCATGACTGATGTGCCTTATGGTCTGATCGCGGACGTGCACTTGCATGCCTGGTCCGCCTTCGCCACCGTCACGCCCGACAAGCTCAACTCGCGCCTGGCCGGGCTGATCGCCGAGATCTGGCGCACCGCCCAGGAGGTCAAGCGCTGCGGGGGCGACACGCTGGTGATCGCCGGGGACCTGTTCCATGTGCGCGGCAGCGTGGCGCCCACGGTCCTGAACCCCGCGCAGGACGCGCTGCGCGAGATCAGGCGTGAGCTGGGCCTGAACGTGGTCATCATCCCGGGCAATCACGACCTGGAGGGCCGCGACAGCGACCGCGTGGGCGCCTCGGTGACGGCGCTGGAGGACACCGGATGCCTGGTGGTGCACGAGCCGATGCGCTACGGGGACGTGTTCCTGGTGCCGTGGGTGGAGAAGGTGAGCGAGCTGCGCGACGTGCTCAACCTCAAGGGCCATCCCAAGTGCGACCTCATCATCCATGCGCCGGTCAACGGCGTGCTCCTTGGCCTGCCCGACAACGGGCTTGACCCCGCGTGGCTCGCGTCGCTGGGTTTCCGCCGCGTCTTCGCGGGCCACTACCACAACCACAAGAGCTTCGAGGACGGCAAGGTCTGGAGCATCGGGGCCCTCGCGCACAACACCTGGAACGACGTGGGCAGCGTTGCCGGGGCGTGCCTGGTGTTCCCGGACCGGGTGGAACACCTGCCCTCGCAGCTGCCCCGCTTCATCGACCTGACGCCGGAACACACGGAGCAGCAGATCCGCGAGCTGGCCCCGGGCAACTACCTGCGCGTGCGCACCACCAGCACCAAGAACGCCGAGATCAACGAGCTGCGCGCCTACCTGGAAAAGCTCGGTGCCCTGGGCGTGGTCATCATCAGCATCAAGGCCCCCGTGCGCGAGCGCGACGGGACGCTCGCGGCAAGCGTTGCTGCGGGCGCCAGCATCGAGCGCTCAGTATCCGATTACGTCAAGGGGCAAAAGCTCCCGAACGAGAAGGACGTGGAAATCGCCGCACTCAAGGTGCTGGCAGAAGCGGAGGTCGCATGAAATTCAAGAGCGTTGTGCCGATCAACTTCCTCACCCTCGGGGACGTTGGGCCGATCTACCTGGCAGACAGGGGGCTCAACCTGCTGCAGGGCGTCAACGAGGACGACAGCAGCGCCAGCTCCAACGGCTCGGGCAAGAGCAGCATCCCCGATGCGCTGTGCTGGTGCCTGTACGGCAAGACCGCGCGGGGCGAGAGCGGGGACGCCGTGGTCAACCACAAGGCGAAGAAGGACTGCAGCGTCACGGTGGAGCTGCTGGACGGGGCCACGCACATTCGCGTCACCCGCTACCGCAAGCACAGCCACTACAAGAACGCGCTGGTGGTGACGCTGCCTGCGACGGCGACCGATCTGACCAAGGGCACCGATGCCGAGACGCAGGTCGTGGTCGAAGAGATCATGGGCTGCAGCTACGAGGTGTTCAAAGCCGCGATCTACGCCGGGCAGGAGGACATGCCTGACATCCCGAGGATGACGGACAAGGCGCTGAAGGTCCTGATCGAGGAAGCCGCGGGCGTGCAGCGCCTGGAGAAAGCCTACGAGATCGCGCGCCGGCAGGAGGGCGAGAAGAAAGCGCTGGTGGAGCAGTGCCAAACCACGCTCACGCGCATGAAGTCGCAGCTGCACAGCCTGCAGGTGGACCTGGAGACCGCCAAGCTCAAGCACCAGGAGCACGAGGACACGCGCGAGGGCAGGGCGAAAGCACAGGACGATGCAGCGCTTGCCGAGCAGGGCCACGCGCGCGAGATCGTCAAGCAGCTCCAGGGGCTGCCCAAGGACACGGAGCTGCAGGCGCAGCAGGAGCAGCTGCGCCAGCAGATCGCGCAGCACACCGCGAAGACCGCCGAGGTGGAGAAGCTGCAGCAGCCGATCCGCGAGCTGGAAAAGCGCCTGCTCATCGAGCGCACGGAAGCGCAGCGGCTGGGCGCGGAGGTCAAGCGCATCCGGGGCGTGATCGACAACGCCGTGGAGCACATGAAGCAGGCCTGCAAGACCTGCGGCAAGCCCCACACCGAGGCCGACCTGGCGCAGTTCAAGCAAGCCCACGAGGCGCAGGCGACTTCGACCATGGTGCAGCTGCAGGCGCTGGTGCCCAAGGTCCGGGAAGGGGACGCGCAGCTCGCGCAGCTGCGCCAGGAGCACGATCGCCAGAAGCAGGCGCTCCCGGACCTGAGCGAGACGATCCAGCGCTCGGGGGAGATCGCGGCGCAGCTGCAGGAGATCGGGCGCCTGAAGAACGCGGGGCAAGCGCACATCGCGCGGGCCAAGGCCGCGGCAGCGCAGGCCGCCATGATCCGCAGCGAGCCCAACCCGCAGGGCGCGGTGATGGAAATGCTGCGCGACAAGATCGACGCCGCGGGCGCGCAGCTGTCGGAGACGCAAGGGACCCTGCCCGGGCTGCAGGCGCAGCTGGAAGTCGCGCAGGCGGTCACCAAGGTGTTCTCGCCCGCGGGCGTGCGCGCGCACATCCTGGACACGGTGACGCCGTTCTTGAACGAGCAGACCGCCGAGTACCTGTCCACGCTGTCGGACGGGAACATCACGGCGACCTGGAGCACGCTGTCCAGGACCGCCAAGGGCGAGCTGCGCGAGAAGTTCTGCATCGAGGTCGAGCACGCCAAGGGCGGCAAGAGCTTCGGGCTGCTGTCCGGGGGCGAGCGGCGCAAGGTGCGTCTGTCGTGCGTGCTGGCGCTGCAGGACCTGGTGGCGTCGCGCGCGACCAAGCCGATCAGCTTGTGGATGGGGGACGAAATAGATGACGCGCTGGACGAGCCCGGGCTGGAGCGGCTGATGACGCTGCTGGAGCGCAAGGCGCGCGAGCGCGGCACGGTGCTGGTGATCTCGCACAACGCGCTGGCGGATTGGGTGGACGCCGTGACTTTGGTCCGAAAGTGCGGTGGTCAGTCCACCGTGGAAGGGGCGCTGCGCGAGAGCAGCGCGGTATCATTCGCCTAAGTAAGCGCTTAGGTACTCGCCGGAGAGTGCAATGTTTTCAAGGAACGACCCCAAGGAAATCCTGGCGCTGCAGCGCAAGTTCGACGTGGAGATCTTGACCGCGGTGGGCCAGCGCCTGCGCGCCAAGCTCACGCGGCCCATGATGCTGCACTGCAAGATGCCGGTGGGCGCGCAGCTGTCCACCATCCCCTTCGTCGGGGACGAGCAGTTTTTCGCGCTGTCCGCCTGGGACAAGAAGGAAGAGCTGCACCTGCGCCTGGCGCCGGTGGTCCGCTCGGAGTGGCGCTACACGGACGTGGCCCTCACGGAGCTGCGCCAGAACTTCACCTTCGAGCTGCGTGGCGGCAGCGGGCTCATCTGCTCGGGGCGCCACTACGACGAGGTGATGGAAGCGATCCTGGGGGAGCGCGAGCCCAAGTCGGGCCGCACCTACCGGGAGTTGGTCAACGCGGCTTTGGAGCACCAGCGGCGCGAGCTCGTGGCGCAACAGCTCTCAAGCCACAAGGATTTCGGAAGCTGGTAATGAGCAGAATCAGGGTGGTGGGCCTGGACCCATCGCTGCGGAATTGGGGCGTGGCTTACGCCCTTTTGAACATCGACACGTTGGCGATCGACGTGACCGCCTTCCGGCTGGTCGAGACGAAGCCCAACACCAAGAAGCAGGTGCGCCAGAACAGCGCGGACCTGGAGTGCGCGCAGCAGCTCGCGGTGGGCCAGCGTCTCGCCTGCGTGGGTGCGAGCGTCGCATTCTGCGAGGTCCCCGTGGGCTCGCAGTCCGCGCGCGCGATGGCAAGCTACGGCATCTGCGTGGGCGTGCTGGGCTCGTGCCCCATCCCGCTGATCCAGGTCACTCCGACCGAGGTCAAGCTCGCCGCCGTGGGACACCGCGAGGCCGCCAAGGAAGAAATGATCGAGTGGGGTGTGAACAACTACCCCGACGCGCCGTGGATTCGTGACCGCAACGGCAAGGTGCTGGGCAAGAACGAGCACCTGGCCGACGCCATTGCCGCCATCGTCGCCGGCATCCAGACCCCGGAGTTCCGGGCGGTCCTGGGCATGCTGCGCGCGGCCCGGCCCGAACCCGTCGAGGCATGAAATTCATCATCGGGGCCCTGCTGGGTCTTTTTTTGGGCTGGACGCTGGCGCATGCCACCGTGGCCCGCGAGTGTCGCCGCGTGGGTGGCTTCTACGTGGGCAAGGCTACCTTCAAGTGCATCGAGGTCAAAGATGAACATTGACGACGACAAGGCCCGCGCCGCGCTGGCCCGGCTCCCGCAGGGCAAGCTGCGCCTGGTGGACAACCGCGTGCTCGCGGGCGAAAGCACCTTCGCCGCGCAGCCCGCCACGGTCTGCGTGTGCGCCCCGAAGCACTTCGGGGACGAGAACCGCCAGCGCCTGCAGGCGCTGGTGGACATTGCCAACTGCGTGCGCGACGCCGCCCAGGAGCAGGACCCGCAAGACCCCGCGGGCCTTTGACTTACATGGTGAAGTAAGTAAGCGGTTAGCTATACTGCGGCACCCCTCCCCATACGAATCCCAAATGCACGTCATCAAGAGAGACGGCTCCAGCGAGCCCTTTGACTTCGCCAAGATCGAGCGCCTGAACGAGTACGCCACCAGCGGGCTCGACGTGGACGTGGACCTGCTCAAGAGCCAGATCCGCTTCATGGTGTACGACGGCATGAAGACCGCCGACATTTTCGACGCGCAGATCAAGGCCGCCTCGGGCCTGATCTCGCGCGAGAACCCGGACTTCACCTACGTCGCGGCGCGCTACCTGCTGTGCGACCTCTACAAGCGCGTCAACGGCACCAGCGGCTACCACCCGCTGCGCGACGTGATCGCCGCGGGCCTGGGCAACGGGCGCTACAGCCCGCGCATGGACTCGCGCACGTTCGACTTCGACCGCCTCGAGGCCGCGATCAGGCCCGAGCGCGACTTCCAGTTCGACTACTTCGGGCTGCAGAACGTGGCGGACCGCTACCTGATGCGGACCACGGACCGCCAGGTCATCGAGCTGCCGCAGCACTTCTTCATGCGCGTTGCAATGGGCGTCGCGCTCAATGAGGCCGACCCCACGGGCGCGGCGATCGAGTTCTACGAGCTGCTGTCGAGCTTCGACTTCATGAGCAGCACGCCCACGCTCTTCAACGCCGGCACGGTGCGCAGCCAGCTCTCCAGCTGCTACCTCAACACGGTGGCCGACCAGATCAGCGCCGAGATCGAAGAGGGCGAGGATCGCTGGGCGTCGATCTACGGCACGATCGAAGAGTCCGCGCGGCTGTCCAAGTACGCCGGGGGCATCGGCACCAGCTGGACCCGCGTGCGCGGCGCTGGCGGGCTCATCCACGGCACCAACGGTCGCAGCTCGGGCGTCGTGCCCTACCTGAAGGTCTACAACGACACCGCGGTGGCGGTGAACCAGGGCGGCAAGCGCAAGGGCTCCTTCGCGCCCTACCTGGAGTCCTGGCACCCGGACTTCATGGAGTTCTGCGAGTTGAAGAAGGAGTTCGGGGACGACCGCCAGCGCGCGCATGACATTTTCCCGGCCGCCTGGCTGTCGGACCTGTTCATGGAGCGCGTGCAGGACAAGGGCCAGTGGTCGTTCTTCCAGCCGGACCTGTACCCGGAGCTGCACGAGCTGCACGGCGACGCCTTCACCCGGCGCTACGTCGAGCTGGAGCGCGCCGGCGCCGCAGTCAAGCAGCTGCCCGCCGTGGACGTGTGGAAGCACATCCTCACGAACCTGTTCGAGACGGGCCACCCGTGGATCACGTTCAAGGACGAGTGCAACCGCCGCAACCCGCAGGATCACGTCGGCGTGGTGCACAGCTCCAACCTGTGCACCGAGATCACGCTCAACACCAGCGACACCGAGACGGCGGTGTGCAACCTGGGTTCGGTGAACCTGGCGCGCCACGTCACGGGCGGGTGCGTTGACCACTACAAGCTGCAGCGCACCGTCGAGCTGGCGGTTCGCATGCTGGACAACGTGATCGACCTCAATTACTACCCCAGCGAGCGGGCCCGGCGCAGCAACCTGCGTCACCGCCCGGTGGGCCTGGGGGTGATGGGCTACACCGAAGCGATGGTCGCTTGCGGCATCCCCTGGGACAGCGAAGAGCATCTGAATTGGGCCGACGAACTGTTCGAGAACCTGTCGTACTTCGCCATCAGCGCCAGCTGCTCTCTCGCAGCCGAGCGCGGCGCCTACGAGAGCTTCAAGGGCTCCAAGTGGGACCGCGGCATCCTGCCGATCGACACCGCCCGTGACAAGGCATGCCTGTACCCGGAGAGCTGGGAGGTCCTGCGCCGGCGCATCCGTGCCCACGGCATGCGCAACTCCAACGTCATGGCGCTGGCCCCCACCGCGACCATTTCGATCATCACCGGCGCCACGCCCACCATCGAGCCGATCTTCGAGATCGAGCGCGTCGAGGGCAACATGAGCGGCACCTTCAAGGTGATCGACCCGTGCGTGCGCTACGGGCGGCCCGAACTGCTCAAGACGGTGTGGGAGATCGCTGCGCTGTGGATCGTGCGCGCCGCCGCCCGGCGCCAGAAGTGGATCGACCAGAGCCAGAGCGTGAACATCTTCGTGCGCGCCGGCACCAAGGGCCGCGAGCTGGCCGAGATCTACATGCTGGCGTGGGAAGAGGGTCTGAAGACCACGTACTACCTGCGCAGCCAGTCGCGCCAGGTCAAGAAGAGCCAGGTGCAGCAGACCACGGTGACCGCCGAGCCGGCCCCGGTCGAGGGCGACGTGTCGGTGCAGCTGTGCAGCATCGACAACCCGAATTGCGAGAGCTGCCAGTAAGCGCCTCGGGGAGCCTGCAAGGGCTCCCCTCAACCCCTTGAAGGAAACACCATGAGCGACATTCGCGGCATCACCGCTGCGCGCCGCATCGCGTTCGGTCCTCAAGATCGACTCATGTCGATGGCACACGTCAAATATAAATTTGCCATCGACGTGTACGAAACCATGGAGGCGAACACCTGGTTCACCAAGTCGATCCCCATGGGCACCGACCGGGACTGCTACCGCAGCCAGCTCACCGAGCAGGAGCGCAGCGCGTATGACAAGGCGCTGGCGTTCGTGAGCAACCTCGACGGCATCCAGTTCAACAACCTCATCACCAACATCGGCACCTGCATCACCGCGCCGGAAGTCAGCCTCGCCATCGCGCGCCAGGCGGCGGAAGAGGGCGTGCACGTCCGGGCCTACCAGACCATGATCGAGGCGGTGTCGCTGGACCCCGCCGAGGTCTACATGATGTTCGAGCGCGACGGCCTGCTGGCGCGCAAGAACGCCTACATCATGGAGCAGTCGGACATCCTGCGCGACGAGCAGGACGCCTACGCCTTCGCGCGCGCCGTGGTGGGCAACCTGCTGCTCGAAGGCGTATTTTTCTATGCCGCCTTCCTTGTGTTCTACGTGCTCGCGCGCAACGGCAAGATGCTGGGCAGCGCGGACATGATTAAGTACATCAACCGCGACGAGGGCGGCACGCACCTGGAGCTGTTCGCCGGCATCCACAACACCTTCCGCGCCGAGAACCCGCAGCTGTACGACCGCAATTTCTACGCGGACGCGCGGCGGCTGTTCATGGAGGCGGTCGAGCTGGAGATCGAGTGGGGCCAGTACATCATCGGCAAGGGCATCCAGGGCCTGACCCCGGCGATGGTGGAGGGCTTCGTCAAGCACCTGGCGAACCTGCGCTGGACCCTGGTGGGCGCCCCGGGCACGCCCGTGCTGTACCCCGGCGTCACCAACCCGGTGCCGTGGTTCGACGAGTTCTCCAACCCCAACGGCACGCGCGCCAACTTCTTCGAGCGCAAGCCCACCGACTACGCCGTGGACGGGCTGGATTGGTGATTTTGTTCACGCCCATGTAAGTAACTCAGGGCTTACTTAGACGTAGAATGAGCGCATGCCGGGGCCAGGGCGGTCCCGGCCCTTCAAGGAGTGATCGCTACATGGCACCGACCTATCAAGAGCTGCAAGCTCAGTACCAAGTGCAGGTTGCACAAAACCGCCTGCTGTCCGCCCGCATGGACACGCTCACGGGCCAGGTTCAGGAACTGGTCAAGCGCATCGACACGCTGACCGTGACCGACGCCAAGCCTGCTGCACCCGAGCCGGCGACGAGCCTTGTCACGATGCGCGAATTCTTCGTGCAGCGTGGCGTCGTGAAGCTCAACACCCGGGTCGCGCAGACGATGCGCCACGCCGCGGAGCGCGAGTGCAGGAAGCGGGGTGTGCAGCCTGTGTGCGTGGGCAAGCACGGCGGCACGGGCGGGCGGCTGTTCGCCTACCCCGTCGAGGTCCTGCAGGAAGCCTACGAGAAAAACAGCGAGCGTCTCTTCAAGGCCGCCACGGCGAAGAAGCGTCAACCCAAGTAACTAAGCACTGACATAACATGAACTTCAACACCTTCCGCGCCAAGGTCATGTTCACCGGACTGGCCTTCGTCGCCTTCGGTCTGCTCTTCACCCTGAGCGGCTGCGGCAAGAAGAACGAGCAGGAGCCCGTGTCCTTCGCCACGCTGGAGGACGCCCGCACGCAGGCCCGCGCCAACGCCGAATTCAACGCCCAGCAGTACCGGGTCGAGAACCCGCGCTTCACGACGCACAAGCTGGTGAGCCACGGCGACAGCACGCAGACCAACGCCTGCCCGCAGGGCGACGGCTGGGCCACGCTGAACCTCATCAACACCGCCAACGGCGTCGTCACCGACAAGATCACCGTCAAGTGCTCGACCGTCAGCGCCGCGCTCGGTTGCTACAAGGACGACGACTTCGTGAAGAAGCCCTTCGCCTCTGACGAGGGCCACTGCCAGGCCACCAACAAGGTGCCGTTCCCGCTGCCCAAGGTCGGCGGCAAATGATCCTCGGTTGCACCCTCGCCGGGATCTTCTCCACCGTAGCCATCAGCACCCTCGTGGGCTTTGCTGGCGGCTGCTTCATCACCTACCAACTCCTGAAGAAATTCAAATGACCATCTCCATCACCCGCGCTGCCTCCTTCACCACCAGCGACAACGCCGTCTTCTCCACCCGCGAGGCCGCCATGGCTCACGAGAAGTTCCTGGTGCGTCGCAACCGCCTGATCGACGCCAAGCTGGTCAAGGCCGAGACGGAAGAGGGCGCCCTGTCCGCGATCAACTTCATCGCGGCGCACGCTGACGCCCTGATCGAGCTGCTGACCGTCAAGCAAACGCGCGGTCGCAAGAGCGCCGCGGAGTAAGCCGTGTTCGCCAAGGTCATCGAGGACAGCAGGGGCCCGGACGGGCAGCGGCTCACCACGTTCCAGCTCGCGTACTGGCGTGCGATCCATGCGGAGCTGCTTACCCATCGGGTTTTCAGCCGCAATGCGTCATCGTCGCGCGCCATCCCGGTGAGCAAGTTCATCGAGCAGGTGCGCTACGACCCGGCATGCCCGGTGCATTGGGGCTCCAACCAGCCCGGCATGCAGGCGGGCCCGGAGCTGAACAGCTCCGACGCCCACGAAGCCCTGAGCGTGTGGCGCGCGGCGGCTGCCAGCGCCGCGGACTTTGCAGAGCGCCTGGCTGACCTTGGCTTGCACAAGCAAGTAAGTAACCGCTTACTTGAGCCGTTCCAGTGGATTCACGTCATCGTGACCGCGAGCGAGTGGGACAACTTCTTCGAGTTGCGGGACCACCCGGACGCGCAGCCCGAGATCCGCCACCTGGCGCGGCTGATGAAGGCCGCCAAGGACCGCTCCACCCCGGTGCAGCGCCGGCGCGACCGCCAGCACACCGAGAGCTGGCACCTGCCCTACATCACCCGCGAAGAGCGCATCGTCTACTGGGACCGCCCGCTGCTGCTGGCGCAGATCTCCGCGGCGCGCTGCGCCCGGGTGAGCTACCTCAAGCACGACGGCAAATCGCCCACGGTCAGCGAAGACCTGGCGCTGTACGAGCGGCTGGTGGGCTCGCGCCCGCTGCACGCCTCTCCGGTAGAGCACCAGGGCTACCCGCTGCCGCGCGCGGACCAATGGGACAAGAACTTCAAGGGCTGGCGGCAACACAGGACGCTGGTCGAGGCAGCATTTGCATGACACCCCTACTTCTGAGCCTGTACCTGGCGCCCATGGCGCTGGTGTTTGCATGGACCCTCATCGCGTGGCGCCATGACGGCAAGATTGCGCCCGGGGACCTGGCCCTGTTCGCCTTCATGGCGTTGACCCCGCTGGTCAACATCGTGGCGGCCGGCATCTTCGGCTGGATTCTTGCCAGCGAGCTTGTCAAGCAC